GGCGTCGTAGATCGGCGCGCAGAAGCCCGAGCCGTAGTCGCGCCGCCGGCGGATCAGCGTTTTCCAGCTCTGCAGCATCGCGCCGCGGAAGCTGGAATAGTTCAGTTTCGAGAAATCGTTGCTGTTTTCCTCGGTGCTTTGCCCGGTCACGGTCGCGAAGCTGCGCAGGAAGGCGCTTTGGAACTGCTCATAGTTCTCGCCGGCGCCGGCCGGGCTGCCGACGGTATCGATCTTCTCGCCCGGCGCCAGCGTGGGCAGGCGAACGCCGTTCAGGTCCACGTCGCCGTAAATGCCGCGATGGTTGAGCCGCATTTCCTGATAGGGCGCGGCCGGATCGCCGCCGCCACTACCGCCGGCATCGAGCGCATCCATCACCGCCGACTGATCGAAGGGCGAGACGACGAACATGCCGTAGACGGTGCGCAGCAGGGCCGCGGTGAGCGTGTATTCGTCGTAGCGCGCCAGATCCTTCAGCCGCGAGAGGATGGCGACGAAGATGCTGTTGCCGCGATGCTGGTTGGCACGTTCCTTGTCGAAGTCATGCACCATCAAGCGCCGGCCCCAGGGCATTTCGCGCGGCACGCGATCCCAGGTGACCGATTCGGCGGCGAGATACCAATCGTATTGGTGGGCCTCGCGGATGTGGTAGGCGATCGGCGCCTGCAGATCGTCGATTTCCACGCCGCCGCGCAGGTAGCGTGTGTCGACGGCCTGGTTCGGGTTGCTGAGGCGATCGGGATCGATCATCTGCAGCGTGGTTGCGTAGCGGGCGGCGCCGGCGCCCTGGCGATCGATCATCCAAGGCAGCATGGCCAGCACATCGCCCTCGACCAGTTTGGTAACCAGGCCCTGGTAGAGCATCTGCGTGACGGTGAGCGAGCGCGCGGCATCGCACCAATGCGCCGGATCATCGGCCCACATGCGCCATTCGGCCAGTGCGGCACTGACGAATTCCCGCGCCCAGACGCGGTCGTAGCTCGCGCCGAGCTTGCGTTGCAGCACACGCCAGATCGGCTGCGGCACCGGAAAGAAGTGCGCGCCGATCGCGGCGTCGGCAATGCGGCCGATGCTGCCGCGCGCCCACGGGTCGTTGCGGTAGAGATCGCGCGCCCGGGCGACCACCAGGTCGCGGGAGAAGTTGATCTCGGCATCGGGGCTCCGCACCACCGGCAGCCAGTTGGCCATCGTGCGGCTGCGCGGCGCGCTGCCATGATAAGCCCAGGCGCTATCGCCCCAGGTGCCGCCGTAATTGGCGCGGGCGCGGATGGAAGCGATGTCACGCGCCGTGACCTGGCGGCCGTCGGCGTGCAGCAAGCCCGTGGCGGCTGCCATCAGCCTGACAGGGCGGCTTCGCGCGCGGCTAGGCGTTGCGCCTTGAGGTTCAGGAAGTGCTCGCGGGTGAATTCCAGGAAGCGGATTTTCCGCTGCAGATCATCGATCTCGGCATGAAGTTCGGCGTGCATTTCATCGGCGGTCTCGACGACGGCGTCGAAATCAAAATCCTCCGGCAGGCCGGATGCAGGCGCGATGTCGGCCATTGCAATTTCCAGTTCAGATGACACGCAGCCCGGAGGCGCGCTGGGTCAATGGTTCAAGACAGGCAGCTGGAAAACTGGATTTCTGGCGCCCGTCGTCCCACCGTACGACGACAAGGCCATCGCGATAGCCTATGACTTCGAGAGGCGGCGAGCCCGATGCCAGTTGGACGATTTCGCCTATTAGGCCCGGCAGGGCGTCCAACCGTTCGCCGCCCGGCATGCCTTCGGTCACGTTCTCACGCCGATCGCGCGGCGGCGGCCGCCAATGCCGAGCAGCTGCCGCAGCTCGAGTATGTGCTGGCGCAGGGCGGCCTCGTTGGCGCGCTGGTAGGTGACCGACTTCTGGCCAGAGCCCTCGCCGTAGCTGACGGTGACAGGCTTGCCGCCGGTGAGCAGCGTGGTGAGTGCCGTTTGCGCATTCGCGAGGTAGAGCTGCAGCGTGGCCGGCGGCGTGCCGGTGAAGGCGCTGCCGCCGCTGGCCAGCGGCGCGCACGGGTCGGCGATCAGGATCACCGCGGTTGGATTCGTCATCTACATCCGCCTTGCGACAGGGGCTTGCGGGGGCGCCGAGGCGCGGGCGGCGGCAGCCCGCTCGGCCCACGACAGGCGTGCGCCGGCCGGCAGCGCCACGGGCTGGCGCATAGCCCGTGACGGCTCACGTGGAGCCGTCACGGGCACCGGGGCTTGGTCGCCTTGCGGCGCGCAGCGTCCCACCGGTTGGGCGGCGCTGGGCAGCGCCACCAAAGTGTTTTCGTCCCAGTCGCGCGCCCAGGGCGGCGGCCGGGTCCAGTCGAAGGCCGAGGGCGCGAACAGATGCGCCATTGCCGACGACATCACCATCAGGTCAAGCGCCTCGTTGCGCGGGGCGACTTTTTCCCAGGTGCCCTGCTTGGTGCGGCGTTCGGCGACCAGTTGCTCGAAGAACGCGTGCGGCGGCTGGGCGGAAAGCAGCGCCGCCGGAAAGTGCACGTAGCCAGGCCCCGGCTGCGCGGTGCCGAGCTGGCCGGCGACGGCATCCTTGAACCAGTTGGGCCCGAACAGCCCCAGCGGCACGTCACCACGCGCGCCGGAGTGGCGATCGGCACGCGCATCGGGCCGCACCACCTGCAGCGGCCTAGTGCCCTTTGCGCTGCCGCCCTTGAGCGGCAACAGCTTGTAGGCGGGGCGGCCGGCAATCAGGCCCATGGAGCGGGCGCGGCCGGCCTTGCGGGCGCGGCGCCAGGCGTCCATCGCCTGCGGCGTGACACCCGGCTCGCCGGCGCTGTCATACCCCACGCCCAGCACCCGCATGACACGGCCGGAGCCGTCATTCAGCGGGAATTCGGCTTCGGTGCATTCCTGCAGCACGCTATCCCACGCGGCCGGGTCGGTTGCGGGCAGAACGTCGCGCCGGATGCGGTGATCGATCACCCAGGATTCGCGGCCGACGCCGATGCCGCGGAACAGTATCTCGAAGCGGTTTGCCTGCACGTCGATCGCGCAGACGATGAAGCGAACGCCGTTCGGCACCACGCCGAGCGACAAGGCGGGGTCGGCGCGTTCCGCTAGCGTGGCCGCATCCAGGCTGCCGACGGCCTTGGGCGGGTCGTAGCCGTGGCCCACCTGCTTGACCACCACCTGGCGCAGAGAGGCGTCGGGCTCGGCCTTCACCAGTGCCGCGGCCAGGCCGCCGATGCCGCCGAACAGAAACGGCGACATGATGCCGACGATCCAGAAGCCCGCGATGTCGCGCTGGGCGAGCTGGCCGGTGACCGCGCCGGTTTCCACGTCGATCTGCTGGCCGAGCCCGACCCAGCGGCCGGTGAGGTTCATGCCGCGGCGTTCGTGGTCGGCGATCACGCAGCCATTGTGCGGGCACACCAGGTGCGCGCCCTCGGCGATCTGATCGAGCGGCAGTTTGTCGTTGTACTCGAGCTCGGTCTGGTAGGCGGCGCCCGGGTTCGGGCTGCTGTAGAGCTCGCAATGCGGGCAGCGCCACCACCAGATGCGGCGGTCGCTGTCGCGGTAGAGCGACATGATGCCGGAATTCCATTTTTCCGGCTTGCTGCCTTCGGCCCTGTCGGGGTGCGAGAGGCAGAACAGTTTCGATTCGCGGCCGAAGGTGCTGCGTCGCACGTCGAGAAGGGCTTTCGGATCCGCGTAGCCGCCTTCGGTGTTGCCGATCGTGTAGCCGTCGTATTCGTCGGCGATGATGCGGCCGGCGGCCTTGTTGGTGAGGTTGGCGAAGGTGGCGGGCAGCAGCTCGACGGCCATGCCGAGGAAGCCCTTGAACTTCAGGCTGTCGTGGGTGCGGTTCGGGCCGAGGCGCGCCTGCATTTCCTTGTGCTGCGCGATCATCGGATTGATCGTGCGCTTCACGTAGGCTTCGAGCGCCGGCTGCGCCTGCATATACCACAGCAGGTTTGCCGGATCGGTGCAGACGAGCTTCTGAAACCAGTTTTCCGCGATCGCGGTGCCGCCGCATTGCCCGGGCTTCGCCAGCGCCACGGTGGTGTGCTCGTGATCGTCGAGCGCATCCATGATGTCGACGAGGTAGGGCGCCACGTCGTGGTTCCAGCGACCGACATAGCCGCCGCCCTCGTTGAACAGGTAGCGGTTCGCGGCGGCGTAGTCGGCGGTGCTAATGCGCTGCGGCGGCAGCAGGGCCTGCAGCGTGCCGGCCACCAGCGTGCCGGCATGGGCGTAGCTAAAGGAGGGCGGGCTGGTCTCCATCGGTCGCGTCCGTCGTGTTTTTCAGGACCTCCTGAATGTTGGCGATGCAGGTGCGCTGGGCTTCGCCGATACGCGCCTCGATGCTGCGGATCACCGCTTCCGGCGTGCCGGCGTTGCGGAGTTCCTGGCGGACGGCGGCTGTCATGTCGCGGCGGAGGGCGGTGAAGGCGGTAAAGAGCGAGGCGCGGATGGTGGCGGTTTCCACCAGGAAGCCGGCGCGGATTTTTTCCTCGCGCTCGATCTGGCCGAGTTTGGCGAGCTGCAGGCGATCGCGCGGGCTGAGCGGCGCTTCCTCGGGGGCGACGACTTCGGGCAGCGTGTATTGCTGCATGAGATCGTCGCGCACCTGGCCGGCGGCGTTGCGGGCTTCGTCGAGGCCGCGCAGGAAGGCGATGACGGCGGCAGGATCGAAAGCGTAGGCGACGCCGTTGC